CACTACTAAAGTACCCAGGAATAACAGGATAGATTGGCCTATAGAACCGGGCCAAGAAATCTCCTTCTTGTTGTGGCATAACTGGTGATTCCATAAGACAGTATCTTTTCAATAACTGTCGAAAACTAGTGATGCGTTCACCAAAGTGGACCAGATTGCCTGCATCATGAGTACACTCATTCTTTGCAAAAGTGTCAAGAAGAGGAGCAGAAGCTGGAGCTGAGTCCGTTTTCATTTGCTCTGAGGACATCTCTTCTGATTGCGGTTTGAAAGTGTACGGTGCCGAATCAACAGTTGGTGGTGTCTGAGAGAGAATATCCTCAGTTGTTACACGCAAACGTGGTACAACTCGATTGGTTGGTTGAGCAAACTCAATCTCGGGAAAACTTACAAACACATTAACTGTGATGTCATTGGTGACAACAGAGTTAGGCACAGTCAATTTATTAATTACATATATTGACAAATACCCGTTGCCAAAGGCACTTGTTTCTGTACTTCCACTAGTATTAAACATCGCAGCCTCAGTTACTAAACCAACTGGGACAACCTCTCGATAAGTTGTATTTTGACCCCAGCTGACATCAAAAGTGACATCTGACTCCTCTGCTAAATCCATAATTGTGGAATAGGCAACATTATCCTCTGAAGTTGTTTGAGATTGCACAGGATCATAACAAATCTTCAAACGTCCTTTGTGAAAGCTAGATGCAACACATTGAATGCGGATTCTAGCTTTACCTCTCCAACATAGGAAAGGCATCCCCGCATAACAAGATGCAGGCACACGAAGTGCTGCATCTAATCCAACTACTGTATAACGGTGTATGCAAGGATCAACAATCATGTTGAACAGCCGCGTATCAGGAGCATCTTCCAATAACCAATCAAACTGATTAATCCAAGTTTCACGACTTGCAATAGATTGAATATCTAGCTCGTCATTGCTCGAAATACCACCAATTCGAGGATCAATAGAAAGTTCTTGCTTGCTGTCAACTGTAAGTTTTGCGACATCATCAGGTTGATCAGTTGTTGCGAAAGATGATTTAGGCATGGGTCGATAAATTGATACTTGTGCATCAGTTGGTCGACTATAACCAAACATCTTCGCAACAGCAGAAGCTGCTCCAGCGCCTATTTCAGTGGCCCTCGCATAAGGACCAATTATGGGTGCCGAAGCAAGTTTGCCAGCCCAAGTGGCAACAGCAGAAG